CGGTGCTGGCCGTGAATTACAGGATGTGTCCCAGCAGTTAGGTGCATGGTACAACGCATGTGCTGATATAAACAGGGCAGAAACCCAACGTAAAAATCCAACATGGCTGGATAAGAGAACTCATGGCTCTGATAATATAGAACAGCAAGCTATGGACATAGTTATAAGAAAGAAAACACTGAAGGAGAAAGAGGCCAAAATNAAATTTATGTTNGATTTTAGATTTGGTTTGGGAACTTACGATGAGATGTTGGTTATGCGCCGAAAGTTACGTGCTGAACGAGAAGAAACAGTATATCGCGCTATGGAAGCAAAGCGACAGATACAGAACAACATGGCTATAGGTGGATTAAGCTTGGGTATATTGTGTATGCTAGGGGGTGGTATGTATTTAATAATGTTGGCTACACAATGATAAATGCGTTAATACTGTCGATGACGCTTGCAGGAGTTGCTAATCCCACTCATGTGCAATGCCACCTGTGGAAAAGGTTTACAGATGGAAATGGGCAGAAAGTTTGTGTATACAGATTTACAGCGGGGTACGGTGGCTTGGGATACCACTACCCTACTAAAAACTTTTCTGAATGTCCCAAAGTATTTAGTTGTCTTTATGAGAAAAAGGACAAACGCCCTAGTTTGTCAGAAATATTAGATGGCCTGAAAGGGGGTTTCTAATGACTATGGAAAAGTTTTTGGCGTGGAAAATTATGCCTCGACTTATGATGTTGGTAATGACGATTATGTATATTCGTGTGATTGAGTGGTTTATTTCGTTACCGCAAGATGTTGTTAGTACGCAGGCTACTGCGCTGACTGCAACCGTAACCGGCGCTATGACAGGCGCGTTTGCTGTATGGCTAGGATCAGAAAAATGATAACGCTACTAGGCAGTTTATTAGGTTTTGGTAGTTCATTTCTGCCAGAGGTTCTTAATTATTTCAAAGCAAACCAAGCGCAAAAGCATCGTATAGAAATGATGCATATTGAAACGGAACTAGCGCAGAAACGGTCTGAGATGAAGCTGGTTGAGCTAGACAAACAAGCTGACATTGAAGAAACGAAAGGGTTGTATTTACATGACAGTTCTATCGACGCTGGAAGTTTTATCAACGCCTTACGTGGGTCCGTTCGGCCCGTTATCACTTATATGTTTTTTGCTTTATTCATTGCCACAAAGGTCGTGATTATGGTGAAGGTCACACAAGCTGGCGGCGATTGGATGCAAGCTGTTGACAAAATGTGGGATACAGAAACAGCCGGACTTATGAGCGCAGTCTTAGCATTCTGGTTTGGAAATCGTGCAATATCTAAATATGCGGGGAAATAAATATGAACTATAAAATGGAAACATTAAGAAGTTTGTATAGGGATGGGGACGATGGCCCTATGGAAGCTAAACCTCACAGACAACCTAGATCAAATAAAACTCCCGCAGCTAGTTCCCCGTCAACCCCTAGTCAAAACCCTAGCGTTTCTAGAAACAAAGTAAAAACCGGCAGAGGTAAAACTACAACTCAAACATTTACTTCCGCAGAACGCGCTGAAATTTTAAGGAAGTCTAGGGAGCTTAGGGAAAACAGTAACAGATGACTGCTAACACAGTAGTAGAACTACCTGTACTATCTGAGCTTGATAAACAGTTTGTAGCTTTAGAAACGCAGCAACAACAAATACAAGCCCAGAAAAAACTAATAGAGGAATATAGAAATGCAAAAAAATTGGGGTGAGTTTTTTAATATGTTAATTGCCCATGAAGGCGGTTTTACTGATGATGTGCATGATAGCGGAAATAAAAAAGGTGATGGTCACGGCAATCAAGGAAGTACAATGTTAGGTGTTACCGCTTACAACTGGGCTAAGTACACAGGCAAACCAGCACCCATAGATGTAATGAAAACTTTAACCGTTGACGATGTTATGCCGTTGTACAAATCAAATTATTGGGATGCGATTAAAGCGGACGATTTACCTAGCGGGGTTGATATTAGTTGTGCAGACCTTTGTGTAAACGCTGGCCCTAGGCAAGCTGCTAAGATACTGCAACGTGCTATTGGTTCTAAACCAGATGGTAAGATTGGACCTAAATCTCTTGCAGCTGTAGCAGAACACGATCCAAAAGACATATTACATAAATACTACGATGGGCGAGAAAGTTTTTACAGATCGTTAAAAGACTATAAGCGTTATGGTAAGGGCTGGTCGCGTAGAAATAAAGAAACTCTAGAAAAAGCTATGGAACTAGTTGATAGCTAAAAGGACTAAATAATGGCCGGAGTAAAACTACAAAAGTTTTTTGGTAAAGCGCCAAAGATTGCGCCCGAGTTGTTACCTGACAATGGGGCGCAAGTAGCTACTAATATTAAACTTTATTCTGGCGATCTTATTCCGTACCCTACACCTGTTATTGTAGATAACACTCAACGTGCCGGAACCATTAAACGATTACATGCTTTAAAAACTCCTGTTCCGACTACAACTACTAATTATACAGTGACAGTAGCATCTGGAACTAACTCTTATGGCACAGGTAATAAATTTTATTTAAATGGCGTTGTTAGCCCAACAATAAATTTTGTAGCAGGCACTACATACGTATTTAACCAATCAGATGCTTCTAATAGCACTCATCCATTAAGGTTTAGCACTACAGCCAACGGCACACACGGGGGCGGAAGCGAATATACTACAGGCGTAACTACGTTTGGAACTGCTGGTCAAGCCGGTGCGTATATTCAAATTACTATAGCTACCGGTGCGCCTACACTATACTACTATTGTGTAAACCATAGCGGCATGGGCGGAACTGCCAGCATATTAAATACTAATGAATTAAACTGGTTATCGTGGCCTACAGATGTTGACATTGCTACGCCATCAGGCTCGACAGATGCAGACGAGCAGCGGTTCTACTACACAGGAGACGGTGTACCAAAAGTAAGCACTTATGCTTTGGCAACAACTGGGTCCGAGCCGTACCCTGTAGATTACTATGATCTTGGGTTGCCTTTACCTACGGCTGTTCCTGCTGCTGCAGCTGCAAGTTTTACTACTAAAACGACAACAAATTTTGCACGAGACGCAAGTGGTGTGGTTACCCTTACAACTAGTGCAGCACATGGTTTAAAATCAGGAGCAATTGCAACAGTAACAGGGTTTACTCATCTAGCAGGTACATATTCGCAAAGCGGTACAACTATAACTGTGACTATGGCTGCAGCGCATGGTCTGGAATCTGGCGCACAAGTTGTTCTTAGGTTTACCTCCGGTACTGCTAACAGCAGCGTTTATACAATGACTAAAACTTCTGCTACTGCGTTTACCGTAACGTCTACTACATCAGTATCTACATCAGGAAATGTAGAGTGGGATATGCGTTCTTTTAACGCTACTTCTATTGAAGTGAACGCGCCAACTACCACTACGTTGACATATACAAGCCCCGGTTTTCAAGTTACAAACACAGCTTTTACAGCCGGTAAGATAGACTTAGCAGGAACAATACGATCACGGACATATGTATATACATGGTTTACGCCGTGGGAAGAAGAATCTATTGGGTCGGAGCCTTCTGATGCATTGTTTATACGTGAAGGACAAATTGTAACTGTTACTAATTTACCTTCTGCAAAACCGACAGGTAAAAACTTTGTACGAGGAATACGTTTATATAGAACTGTTGTTGGAATTACCACAGCTGATTACTTGCGCGTAGCTACCTTATGGTTTCCTACTACACTAGCCAATGTGCAAAGAACTAGTAACGTAGCTACAGTCACTTGTGCAGAGCCGCACAACTTTGCTGTCGGAGATTATTTTAAAATAGCTAATTGTTCGGTAGCATCGTTTAATATTGACGGAGGTGTAGTTACAGATATACCTAGCGATTTAATTTTTACGTTTGCCCAAACTGCTTCGAATGTAGCGTCTACTAGTGCATCTGGTACTTTATACCACGATTCATCTGAAAATCCCGGTACTGATACGGCAAGGTATTGGGGCGAATCTAATTACTCGTTTGTAGATAATTTTAGTATAGCTAGTCTTTCAGGTTTACTGTTGTCTACTACCTACACAGCACCTCCCCCAACTCTTGCTGGCCTTACAACAATGGCAACAGGTCAAAGCAATGTGTTAGCTGGTTTTGTAAACAACGAAGTTTATTTTTCAGAGCCAAATAAATTTCACGCTTGGCCTATAGCGTATAAAATATCTTTAGAAGATAAAGTAGTAGGGTTTGCTGCAATGTCTGGCAGGCTCATAGTTATGACAGATGCGTACTCGTATATTATAACTGGTAGCGATCCCGCCCTTTTAAGTGTGCAACGTGTAGACGCACGGTTTCCCTGCCTTAGTAAAAATAGCATTGTAAATACAGGCGTTGGCGTAGTGTACGCTACACACGATGGCCTTGCTTTATACAACACGACTACAGGCCCACAACTAGTTACTCAACAACTATACAATAGTGATACATGGAACGCTGATTTAGACCCGACTACAATTGTGGCTAATTTTTTTGAAGATTCGTATTTTGGCGGACACTCAGCAGGCGGTATAATATTTAGCAAATCTAGCGACGATAGGACCGGTGGGTATTTTGTAGATACTACTTATCCGTTTACAGCATCTTGGCATGATAACATTACTAACACTATGTATTATGTAAACGGAACTAGCGGGGATATTTTTGAATGGGACAATGCTAGCCAACCGCTATCCAACTATAATTGGAAATCTAAAGTTATTAAGACACCCACGCCTATAAATTTAGGTGCTGCAAGAGTAATCGCAGATTATACAGCTAACACTACCTCTAATTGGGAATCAGTAACAGGTACTTGGAACAATTCAACACTGCAATGGGACGGTGATAACGAGGTTATTTTTAAATTATACGTAGATAAAGTTTTAACATCTATCATACTGTTGTCAGATAGCGGCACGTTTAGGTTACCCGCAGGGTATAAGACCGATACATTTGAGGTTGAGGTAGAAAGTGTTGTACGTGTAAGGTCTATACAACTAGCTGAAACGCCAATAGGATTAAGGAGTTTATAATGGCTACTAAATATTCAGCCATACCTGCCCTACCAGATGCCGGTGTAGATCAATGGCAAGCGTTTATGCTAGACTCAATAAAAGAAAATATAGAACTTTTAACGGGAACCCGAGGAGAAGCCGGTCAAGACAGTAAAGCTATAACTAAAGCTCAGTTAACTGTGAACTCACCGCCTGCTCAAGAAATGACAAATGTTAACGCCGCTGGTGCGGGTACAGCTGTTATAACAGGGTTTACTATTAACGGTAATGCCGTAACCATAACTGGACAAGCAAGCGTTCCAGTATTGGATGATTACAATTTGTTAGTATTAAATGTACAACAGCTGGCAAATGATGTAGCTGGGTTAAGAGCTACAGTAGAAATTTTAATCGCGCAACTAAAAGGCTAACCCAATGGCTCAACAACCTGTAAATACAAATTCTCTTGATTTACCTCCGCTGTTGCAGGGTATTCTAAAAACACCGACAGTTCCTCAGAATACACCCCCTATGCCTATGCAGGCTCCTGCACCTATGCAGAACCCTATGCCGATGCAATCATTAAAGTATGGGGGCGAAGTTAAAAAACCTATGTACTCATATCAAGCTGGTGGGCAAGTTGGACCGGCAGGACAACCTGTAGGTTTGCAGTCTGACATGCAGCAACAAGGTGGTAGTCCTTCGCAACCTATGAACCCTGAAATGATGGAGATGCAAGTTCAGGAGTTTATGACCCGCAATCCCCAGCAAGTACAACAAATTAAAAACGCTGTAATGGAAGCTGTTCAAACAGGCGAGTTATCCATACAAGAATTAAATCAACTAGGTCAGCTAGCAACCGCTGCAATGCGTAACCCTTCCATGTATCCGCAGATTAGACAATTTATTATACAGCAGGGTATTGCTACTGAGCAAGATATACCACCGCAGTATGATGAAGGATTAATTTTTTCTGTTATACTAGCGTCTCAAGCTGCCCAAGGTGGAAGCGATATGATGACGGCTTCGCAACCTATGCCTTCTATGGGCGGCGGTGGACAAGTGCCTGCAAGCATGGCATCTACAGGCGAAGTACCTATCATGGCCCATGAAAAAGAGTTTGTTATTCCTAAATGGTTAGTAGAAGAAAAGGGTACAGCTTTCTTTAAATCTATGATTGATAAAGGTCCAATGGATGCAAAAAACAAAGGTTAAAAACCCTGTCATGAGTATTGAGCAGTTAACGCCTGCACGTATTGATGAGTTGTGGGATTACCTAGAGCCTTTGTTAACTAAGTCTTGCGAAAGCAATGAGGTGGGGTCTCAAGACATAGACGCAAGTTATATATACTGTTTAGCAAACACAGATAAGTGCGTTATCTTTGCAGGTTTTGAAAACGACATACCTAAGTGCATAGTTGCTTTGCAGTTTCATACAGCAAACGGACGCAACGGCGCAGACGTTATAGCAATGGCAGGGCAAAAGCTGTCTAAGTTTAGAGATGCGTATTGGGATAGTATTCTTGATTGGCTACGTGTAAATGGATGTCAATTTTTAGATGCGTATGCTACAGAGCGTTTAGCAAAACATTACCTAACTCGTTTTGGGTTCACCAAATCATGCACGTATGTACGCATGGTACTGTAAGAAAGGTCTAGTTATGGGCGGAAGTGTTAAGAAAATTGTAACCGTGGCCGCAATGATTGCAGTGCCTTACGCAGCACCACAACTTGCGGGTGCTATAGGATTAAGCGGTGGCATAACCAACGCCGCTATTGGGGTAGGCATGAACGCACAATTAGCAGGAACTATAGGTGCTGTAGTCGGCAACGCAGTAACCGGTTCTGTTATAGGCGGTCTAACTACTAAAGCTGCAGGCGGAAGTTATGCTACGGGTCGAGATTTAGGCATGGCTACGGGAGCTTTGTCAGGGCTGACACAACCTTTTGCAAGTACTAGTACAGCTAGCGCAGGCGGTAATACGCCGACTTTATATGGTCAGTATATAGCTGATACCCAAGCGACTGTTCCTATAAACGCAACGGTAACTGGAAACGCAATAACTGCAGGTGCTACACCTGCTGCCACTAATGCAGCTGCTGCCGGTAGCACAGCTGCTGCTAGCGGAACAAATTTAACAAGTGCTCTTAAAGGTTTAACTAGCCCTGATACTCTTATGCGTATTACCACATTAGCGTTAGCTGAAAGCCCAGACGTTTCAGGTCTATCTCCAGAAGAAGCACAGTTAGTACAACAACGTAAAGCAGAACTAGCAGAGATGGCGCGTACAAACAAATCGTTGTTTGACCAACAAGTTGCTATGGCCAATGAGTTTTTACAAGCGTCAAAACAAGCGCAAGCAAACCCTGCTGGTGCATACGCTGAAACTGCAATACAAACAGAACGCCAGATTGCAGAAAACACTCGCGGTCTATCTAGTAATGCTGCTGCAGCTGTAGCAAGACAAGCTAAAATAGCTGGCTCTGCCGCTGGGTCTGTTGCCGCAGCAGCCGAGACTGATAGAGGCCAAGCTGCTGGTCTGCGGTTCCAACAAGCTGCATTAGATTATATGCCTGATTCAGCGCCAGAAGGTGTAGCAGGTTTAACACTACCTCTTATGCAAGACCTTGCTGAACGCAGACGCCAAGCACAATCAGACTTAGTGTACGGCACAACTAGTGCATTTGGTTACGGCGGTGAAAAAGAACCGTTCTTGCAAACGTATGCTACTAGACAAGCCGGTGATATTGGCGGTAGTGGTGCAATCGGTTAATTTAAGGAGCTAGTCATGGCTGGTCCATCTTATTCTCAAGTACGTCAAGCCGGTGGTCTAGGAACTATAGCCGGTGAAAACTCTATGGAAGCTTTTGATCGGGCTGTGTTAAACGCACAAAACCGCACCAAAGGTTATGAGGATATAAACACAAACCGTCTTGCTCAAATAAAAACCGGTCAACTTATTGAAGAAAACGAACTTAAACTAAAAAGAATGAGGGATATGGAGGCTTGGCGACAAGGCGGTATGATAGGTCCACCTCCTAATCAAAAAAGCTACCTTAATGATCCTACTCAAGCAAACCCGATGACTAGAGGATTTGATCAGTCTGCAGTACAATCAGGGGCAAACTACTTAGAATCTAATTACCAAAAAGAAGCTTTTGGTGTCCCACAAACTGGTCCGTCTGTTGCACAACCTGTTACAGAAACAGCGGCAGAGCCATCAAGTACCGGTGGGTTTCGTAATAAATCCGATTTTGTAAACTCGTTTGCAGCTATATGGAGTGATCTTGAAGGCCGTTTTAATTTACCCGCTGGTTACTTAGCACGAACTGCTGACATAGAAAGTGACAGTGATCCCAACGCTCAAAATCCTAACTCAACGGCAGGTGGGCTGTTTCAATTTATAGACAAGACAGCAAAAGAATATGGTTTAACAAATAAATTTGACCCTTTAGATTCATCGGTTGCTGCAGCAAGACTTGCAGCTAATAACCAAATACGCCTAGAAAAATTAATAGAGCGTAGACCTACACCAGCAGAGTTGTATCTGGCACACCAACAAGGGGCTGATGGGGCTGCAAAACTTATAAATATGGCAAAAACACAACCGACTGACTTAGCAACAAGTTTGGTTGGTATAGATGAGGTGAAATTAAACGGAGGTAATAAACAAACTACAGTAAGCGAATTTGTAAAACTTTGGAAAGATAAATTTCAAGGTCAAAGCATGGACTCTATCGTAGACACATTTAACTACGAACAACCTTTTACTGCAGTGGGTTCAGAATCTGGTCTTGAACCTAGATTTCAAGATCGAAATAGACAAATATATTACCCATCGTTCAGACGTCAAATAGCGGAATATCCAGAGCAGTATACCGCTACAATCGGGCAACAGGATTATCCACAAGACTATAAGCAAGAAGTTGCAGCTACTGAAAAAACACCAGCAGGTATTCGTCCTAAGATAAACTTTGATTTTCCGTCACCGCGACAACCCGAAAACCTCGCAGGTGCAGTTGTACCACAAGACATTGTGGATGCAGCTAATGCAACAAACATAAGACCGGGACAAAGGCCGCTGCCCGTTACAACAGGCGGTACTTTTACACTGACGCAGTTAGATGTTCCTATAAATATGCCTGACGGTACAAGTTTTAACTACGTAGAATACAATCCTATTACCCAAGAAATTCGTGGACCTAATGGGCAAGTAATACCTGAGTTCTTAAAAACTCAAGCACTTGAAAGTGCTGCGTATAACTTTAACGAATCAGCGCAAAACAATGTTGACACGCTTACAAGCAAGGTAGCAACGCTAAAAGCTGAGTTGGATAATGCTTCGCCAGCAGAGTACGCAGGCAAACTACAAACATACACCGACACATTAACCCAGCTTAACAACGCAAAGGCTCAGTTAGACGGTAGTTACTCAGAGCTACCGGGAAGTTTACGTTTAGATAGAAATATATTTTCAGGTGAAGGGCCAGAAGCTGGGATAACCAAAGAAGCTGAACAAAAAAACCTTGAAAAGTTAAAGAAACTAGAAACTGCTAGACAAGACATAAAACAAAAAACAGACGCTGCTTTTGGTGCAGTTGGGGGGTTACCACAGAACCAAATTACTAATGAAGCGGGTCAAAAAGCTATAGAAAAATCCGTACAAATACTTAAAAGAAACGGATTAAAAGTTACGGGAAAAGATGCTAGTCAAGCAGTTGTACCTGTAAACGCTAAGATGTATACACTAGACCCTAACAAAGTCTTGTTGGCACGGTCACAAGCAGCCCTTGCTACAGAACATTTAGCATTATTACGTATGCAAGGAAAAGCTACTGAGTACAGAGCATTGCAACTATCGCTAGGTCAAACAGAAGCTTACCTTAGAGGTATGGAAGTTATACAGGAAGTGCGTAAGGGTAACTTACAAGTTCTAGCTAATTTGTTTGCTACTACTTACCAAACATCAGATGTTGATTTAAGAGTATCGTCAGATAACAAAATATCTATATCCGTAAAAGGTAATCCTTTACCGACAATTCAAAACCTTACTACAGATCAGGTTGTAGAATATTTAGGCTTTACATTTGACAACCAGTATAAGGATGCTCAGATGGCTCTATCTAAATCGGCTGTAGAGTTCCAACAAGAATTGCTTACAGAAACCCACAAAGCTAGTTTGGATTTACAAAAAGAACTTGTTAAAGCAAAAAGTACTGGGGCAGCAAACCTAATTATAGAACGATTTAAAGCATCAAACAAAGTATCAATAATAGATGGCCAAGCAGGAAGGTTTACATATACAGGTGAAGATGGTCGATTGTATTATGTAGATACACAATCACCTAACTTGCTAGACCCCGACAGCAAAACACAACCGTTTGTTGCAAGAGTACAAGTGTTTGACACAAAGACCGGCAAACTCGTAGATGTTGAACAAGCCCAGTAAGGTAGGAAGCAATATGGTTGACAATACTTTACGATACGGCACTACAATAAACCAAGCAAGTGGTGTGGGTTTACGTCCTAGACCAAACGATCCGTTTAGCACAGCTGCAGCTACAGGGTTGGGTGGCCTTACGCCGTCACAAGCGGACGCCCTCATACAAAAAATGCCCACATCTATAGGAGATTTTGATTACGCTGCCCCCGAACTAAAAAAACCTTCTACTCCTACAAACGACATTGCTTATGACAGAACATCTGGGAAAATGTCTGTTAATGGTTTTAGCTTTGATGTCGATGATTATTCTGATGCACTACGATCTGTTGAATACTTAGGAAGCCGCCCTTCTGCTAGACCGGCAGGTACATGGAGTACTTTAACATCAGACGAATACGAAGATTATATACGCCGCATAGCTAATCCAGACCTAAAAGACAGGTTTGCAAAAGGGTTTAGCATGGGGGTACAAGGTTTAAAAACTTTGACCGGTGCGGGATTACAATTTGCAGGAGCAGAAGAAACCGGATCGCGCATGGTGTCTGCTGCCCAAGAACGGCTTGAGGAGTTGTCACCTTATCAAGCTACATTTGCCCAAGTAACAGCTGGTGAGTTAAGTGCTATTGAGTACGCTGTGTCTATGCTGGGGCAACAAGGACCAAACATTATTGAGTCTATTGCCGCTGGACTTATAGGTTTTGCAGTAGGTGGAGCAGCATCTGGTAACCCGTTAGGCGCAGCACTTGGCGGCTTCGGCGGTGTTATGACAAAAGCCGGTTTTAAAAAAGCTGCTATTGAAGCCGCAGAAGTATATGCAAAAAAAGGTCTTAAAGGGCTTGATGCAAAACAACGTAAAGCACTGGCCCAACTTGGCGGTGTAGGCGCAGCAACAGCTATTAATAACTACGTCATAGGTACAGCTGATGTGTACGGAGAAATGCGTGATAGAGGCGCAGAGGCTGGTGATGATAGAGCTAGAGCAGCAGCTGCAGCACTAGGTATACCGTATGCTATCTTGTCTACTATACCCGAAGCTATAGGTGCTAGTAGGCTTTTAGGGTTATCTAGCGGCGGATTAATTAAACGTGTCGGACTAGGTATCGGAGCCGGTGCAGTTTTAGAAGGTGCGACAGAAGCTGCACAAGAAGGTTTAGTTATAGCTGGCGGTAGCCAATACGGTGATGATCCTTACAGCGACGATGAAACTATAGCCAGACTTATTGAAGCTGGAGTAGCTGGTGCTACAGTTGGTGGGGTTATCGGNGGCGTAGTTAATATACGAAAAGATACTTCTGAAGGTAACCCAACTAACCTGTTGGACAATACGCCTCCACCAACTACACCGGTAGAGGAATCAGTAGAAGCACCCCCTTTACAGATAACAGATCAAAGACCACCCCCTTTACAAATAACAGATCAATCAGGTGGCCCAACAGTTACGCCTCCACCAACTACACCGGCTGCACCTCTACAACTTACATTACAACCTTCTAACCAAATAGAAGCTAATACTATGTTTGTTCCGCCCGGGGGTTTTAGGCAACCAGCACCTAACCCACTTTCAAGGCGGCGTTCTATCACCGACCAGAGGCCACCGCCACCTGCTGAAACTATAATACCCGAGACAACTGTAGCTCAAATTTCTAGTACTGATCAACTGTCTACTAAACAACTTCAAGAAATTGAATCAGTAAATGATTTGCGTAGTGCTGTTGCAGAATCTACAGGAGCAGACCAAGGTGACCTACCTAGAATCTACCAAGGAGAAATTAATACTGGCGGAGCAACCTTAGCTGATGCGCGAGGTGCTGAAGGTTTACGTAGACTTGGCACTGCTGGGCGACAACAGGAGCAAAATGTTGCTCTTGCAGAAGCAGAACGTGATGCACAAAATGCTGCTCTTGCAGAAGCAGATTTTAATGCTGCCGTAGCACAACGTGACGCACAACAACGCCAGTTGGTTGCGGATCAAACTGAAGCTGCGGCTTTGTGGGGTATATACCAAGGTGAAATAAAAAAAGGCAAACAACCATTTATACGTTTAACTAAAACTGCCCAAGACAAATGGTTAGAAGCTATTAAAGAACTAAAGGTAAAGGCTAACATACAAGATACAGATGTGCCTTTTGTTTTACCTCAAAATGAAAACGATGCAGGGTATGCTACATTAAGTAGTTTATACCTTGAGTTATACAGGAAACTTTCACCTAAATCAAAACCAAAACCAGAAAAACCGAAAGCAGACCCAACGCCAAAAAAGCCAAGCGCGGCGGCGGCAAAAAACGCGCAGACGGACGAAAAAAAGGAAGGCTCACAGTCACAAGGGCCGGAAACCAAAAGCCAGCCTGATGAAACTAAACTACCGGAGGGTACAGCAAGCGGCCCACTAAAACTATTTAGGTCGGGTAAAGTAGAAGCGCCCGATGGCTTTATGTATTTAGCTAACAATAGGGCGGCTGCTACAGGCGGGGCTAAACTTAAAACCCTTACACAAGTAGATGTTAATTTTGCTGATATGCTTATTGTTAAAAGCAGGGCAAAGTTAGCCGAGCTATTTGGTAAAGGTAATGACAAAAGTTATGCAGACGCAGCCCGTAAAGAAGGGTATGATGCCATTGCTATTCAACGGAATATGCAAGGCAAAAATCCGTGGATAGAATACTTTGATCTAAACCCAAAGGTAGATGACGATGCCGTACAAAAGCGAAGCACAACGCCGATGGATGATGGCAAACAGGCCGGACCTCGCAAAGAAGATGGAGATGGAGACGCCCAAAAAACGGATACTACCGGAAAAAGTGAACCCAAAACCAAAACCGAAACCAAAACAAAACCCGCTGACAAGCTAAAAACAAAACCTTTTGAAGCGCCTACATCTGACAATAAACCATCATCTGTATTTGGCTTAAAGAAAACAACAACTATTGTAACACCGCCGCCCCCAGATGCCCCTAAAGCATTAGCGGAGCCTCTTTCAAAACAAGCCACAGACTTATGGAATAAAATTACTTCGCAATACAGCGAAGACGTTTTGTCTACCATGCCTGCAATAGATCAACTTGACAGCAAAACTGTTAAAAACCTTAACGAGATTGCAAAAGGTGCAAAAGTTAGCGTTCAACAAGAACAAAAAGCTGCTGATATAATACTAAACACACAGATACGTAAACCTGAGTTTAAAACTGAAGCTGTTAATAATATGTCTGTAAAACAACTTACAGACTTTATAGATTTAGCAATTTCTAAAAGCGTTAAATATTACGGTGCATTAAGTAAATTAGTAAAAATTGCTTACGTAGATGGCGTAGGCGGCAGATTACAAGCTAGAACCGCACTTAAAAATTATAGTGCAGAATTAAACGGTAACGACCAGTTTGCAGTAATATTATATGAAGCAGCTTTAAGTAGAGACACAATACCTGTTATGACTACGGGTAAAAATATTGCGGTGTCAGACTTCTACCAAATGCTAGAAGACAATGAGTTAGTAGGTCCATTACTACTAGATACTCCTAGTAAATTTGACACAAAAAACGCAACACCAGAAGTTATAGAACGCATTACAAATGAAATAAAAAACCCAGACAGTAGGACTGAGTATTTTGTTAACAACCGTTTAAATGCTGTAATAAAAGCAGCGGGAGTTAGTATTGATGAGCTAACAACTGAACAACTAAGTGACTTGGCTGATGGTACATCTCTTGATTTAGATATAAATGTTGACCAAGGCAGAGCAAAACTTATAGACGCAGACACAGGCAAAGCACCTAAAGCCATGTCAAACGGCAGAGTTATGATGTTGGCTAGGGCATTTATATCCAAGCTAGAATCTAAACCTAAGCTACACGTATACCGCAACCAAGCTGATCTTAAAACCAAGAACCCTAGACTTTACAAAGCGGCAGTTAAAAGCCGAGCAAAAGGAGACTTTGATACAGCACCGGCTGTAGGTTTTGCTTTCGATAACACAGCTATTATATTCTCAGACAGGGTTGCAAACGCACAGCACCTTAACTTTGTACTGGCACATGAAACACTAGGTCACTTTGGACTACGCAGTGTTGTACCTGCGGCTCAGTTTAACACAATTATGGAATCTATATACGACAGCAATGCACAGGTACGTGCAGCTGTAGATAACTCTATGGAAGTTAAACGTGATGGGGTGGCTAAACAATCTAAAGCAGAAGCTGTTGAGGAATATCTAGCTGACTATGCAGCGGTACTAGACACCAACATTATATCTAGAGTGTGGATGGCAATTAAAAGATTCCTTAACAAGTTTGCCAAGATTAAGTTTGGTGACGAGGATGTGCGATACTTACTAGACCAATCACGCAAGTATGTAAGGTTGGGTGGCGGACCGGTTATTATGTCCGAAGTTGCCAATCGGTATAATCAAGTTACAACGTCCACAGGGCCAGCGTCTAATGGTAGGTTCTCTGTTGCCACTCCCCTGCGTGACAGTCAGATTGCGTTTGCTGCTGGGCAGATGCAGCCTAATATGTATAACTCGTGGGAAAGCGTCTTAGATAAAACTAATGTATTTGTAGGCAAGGGCGGCAGTATGCGTCAGAAGTGGCGCTCGTTCACTACTAACTTTTTAAGTTTGTCTACTTTTAACGCACGGGAAAACGCTGGCATCCAAGCAATGAACAACTTGTTTGAGCGGCATGGCCAGAAGGCAAGCGAGGTCCGTATCAAAGGCAACGAAACTATGGCCGTTGCTTTGGACCGCGCCATTAAAAATATAGCCGGTAGCATATCTACGGAACAAACTAAAACTCTAAACACAATGCTGTACGATAGCCAACTTAAATCTGTTTACGAACTAAGAAGATTCGGCGGGATAGAAAAATTTAAAGCCCCGTTGTTTAGAGTAAAAGATAATAAGATACAAAAAAACACAAAGTTAATAGAACAATTAAAAATTTTAGGGCGGCGACCTTTAAAAGAACTACGAGACGGCTATACATACGTTGAGATTGTATCAGAAGCAGGTAAAAAAGATGTAAAAAGAACAGTTAAAGTAAAGGGCATAGAAAACTTAACGGAAGATAGCGTTGAATGGATTGCGTATCAACAAGCTAGGCAAGCAATGGAAGATGTAGAAATAGAATTTTTACAAGCGAAATACATTGCTCAACTAGACGAAGAAAAATCTGCAATAGAACAATTTGAAGGTATGCTACGACCTTCAGAAAAGTTTACACCTCAAGATGCTGCGTTGTTAAAAAACCTTATAAAAACTATGAGTACTTTGTATCGTGAAAACGAAACAATAAAGGATGGCAAAACTACGCTAGATAAACAGGCTACTAAAAACGCAGAAAATTTTGCCCAAGCTGTCAACAGATTTTTAATTGGTGCAAAACCGATGGAGTTACCTGTTGATCCTAAAAAACCAGACGGTAAACAAAAAATAATTACGGTTGATTCATTCTTTAAAGATGGGACAGGTAAAAATGTACTTGCCCAACTAAAAACTTTTAGAGATAGAACAAGCAAAAGCGTGGGACAGTTTGAGTTTCAAACTAAATTACGGCAGGTAATGTTGTCAGAGTATGCGGCTACTATTGAATCAGATAAATTTACAAAAATTACATTGGCAACCGGATACGTTCCTTATTTACGTAGCGGTAAATTTCAAATGCGTGTTAGAGCGTCTTTGGGTAGCCAGATACTTTCTGTTGATGACAGCTACAAAGATCAATTTGTATATATGCAATTTGATACTGAACGGGAAGCTGCATCAGCGGCTAAAGCGTATAACGAATTGTTTAAAAATGAAAAAGTAACGGTGGAAGCTCTTGACCCTACAGGAGAAAAATTAGGATACCAAAAAATAGAAGGTGTAAAACTAAAAGCAACGGTTAGCGCCGTGGCGGATACAATATCTGCACCTATGGAGTTAAACCTTAACGAATTTATTATGGGTATAGAGCGATTTGGTATAAATCTACCGCCCGAAAAAATGAAACAAGTTATTACTCAACTTACAAATCAAAATGCTAGTGCGCGTAAAAGATTACAGCGTAACTTTACCCCGGGTGCTGACTTAGACGCAGTGTTAGCAGTAGCGCAACACATTGACAGACGGGCATCTGCTGTAGCCAAGGCGTTGTATCGGACAAAAGTGAACGACTTGTTAAACCTGAGCCGTAGACAGAGCAATGATCTGTGGAGAATGGATAGTTCTAGGGTAAAACAAAAACTGGCTTCGTTAAAAGACAGAGCTACAAACCCCCAACTTCCGCAAGACGAGCGGCGGGACGCTGTTCGTGAATATGAACAGATGCAAATGCAGTATGACAAAACCAATGTAGTTATAGATGGGGAGGTATCTAACAGGGGTGATGAGTTCTACAGACAGGGTATAAAAGGATTTGAGTTCCTACATTCTAATCGTGATGTCAGTCAATCCGATATAGAATCCGGTAAGTACGCCTCTCGTATCCGATCAGCTACCGGTTTGCTCCAGCTTGGCGGCTCTTTAGCTACGGGCTTGCTTAACCCGATTGGTATGTACGTGAACGGTTTACCGTTCTTAGCCAGCTATAACGCTAAAACTAATTTTGGTGGGGGGTTCGGCGCAACTGCTGCTACATACGAGCTTAATAGAGCCGTGGCCTCAGTGGGCTTAAAAGGTACGTTTAGGATGCCCTCTAACGAGGCATATAACTCGGCATCGTTCTACGAAAATCTTGCCAAGAAAATGGAAAAAGATAACAGACCAGCAACATATGCTGACCCCGAAAGTGGCCTAACTATTGACGAAGCTAAGTTTATTGCCAAGGAAATTAGAGAAGGTGTTATGATCCCCGCTCAAGGCAACGCTATGATGGGCTTGTCTAGGGGTACAACAGGCCCGTTCAATACAGCTTACCAGAAGTTCGCAGACGTATTTATGATAGCCTTTACCAGAAGTGAACAAGCGTCTCGTAGAAGTCTGGGACTAGCGGCGTACCGGCTAGAACTGCAACGCCTCAAAGATGTCAAAGCTAGCGGTGATATAAAGCAGAAAGCCAGAAACTTTGCTGTAAGCGCGATCAACCAAACTATGGGTGAATACTCTGTAATGAACAGACCGGCGTTCTTCCGAAGCGGTATTCAAGCCTTTGTGTATATGTATAAAGTGTACCCTGTCACATCCATACAGACGTTTGCTAATCTAAGTATGGCTGGCAAGTTAGGGATGCTTGCGCTGTTGTACACTCTTGCTGGCGCTGGGGGGTTTCCACTAGCAGAAGACTTGGAAGACCTTATAGACACCATGTTACAGATGGTCGGATGGAAAGCGTCTATGGGTAGTTCAAGAGTTTGGCTAACTACGCAGTTGGACGAACAGTTGTTTGAAGGTGCAGGATCACTGTTAATGGATGGCCCATTAAAAGAATGGATACCATTTGACCTTGCTGGGCGCGTATCACTAAGCAATGTAGTTCCCGGTACATCAGTCCTTATAGAGGGTGCTGATGTAATGCAGGAAGTAAAGGACATAGCAGGACCGATAGCTGGATTTAGTTTGGATATGTTAAAGTTTGGTAGGCTTGCGGTGACCGCACCGTTTAGTTCTACAGTAAGCGGCATAGACGCATTGAGAGCCGCGCCTACTACCCTTCTCAGAAATGTGGGGGATGTATACTCGTATTATCAAAACGGGGCCGTAGTGGATAAGAGAGGCTACGTAGTATCAAACGAAATGAGTGCTGCGTTAGCTATAAGTAGACTAGCCGGTTTTTATCCGCGCTCTGCTGCAAAAGAATACACAACGATCAAGTATGCCAGACGAGTTAGTGATTATTCTAAAGCTGTGTCTGCTGCATACAGGACAGCATGGGTAAAAGCTGACGCTGCTGGGCGTAGAAAACTTGAACGTGAAGTAAGAGAGCACAACAGGTTGTACAGAGGTACACCTATGTACATAAGCAACTTCCAACGTAAGGTCAGGGAAGCGTTAAAAGAGGCTAAGAAAACAGCTTCCCAACGTACCCTAGACGCATCAGCTAGAGCAGGTCGGGATTACCTAGAGAACTTCTATGATGCACTAGGGGCAGAATTGTAGACTACTTAACGGCTTGTAACTGCCCCAGTGTTAGTTCCTCGTATGCAACCTCGGCTTCATCTAGTACCCCCTGCATCCGTGGATGAGACAGGTTTATACCTATGACGTAAGATTGAGGTAGCTTAATCGGAGTGTGCTTACCTAGTGAGGTTTTCTTATGCTTAGGCGTGGCATCTGCATGTTCATTCTGTAACGTGTCCATGATACCTTTGTAGTCACCACCTCGCTTTGATAGCCACTTTCTGAAGTGCGCCCTGTCCAGCATCACAGTGCCGGTATCAAATAGATCACCACGATCCTTGCGGTACACATCCACCCTCACCCTTATACCGCTTCTAGGTAAACGCTCGTAGTCTATGGATGTTTGGTCACCGGTGTGCATAACCCGTACAGTCTCGCTGACCATTTCATTTAGGTACTCAGATATAAGATCAAACCCATCAGTGTGGTTCTCTGTAACCGTCTTACGCAGTGCACCGATTTGATTTAACGCCCACCACATACCGTCTTCTGGGTTAAATTTTATAAGTTCCCAACCGTGTGCTAACTTCAGCGACAAGTACGTAAGTACCATAACTTGTTCCCAGTACCTTTCCTGACCTGTAAACTCTACGTTAAATGTAGCACGAAATTCTTCAGTAGCTTGGTCGATCATGGCTCGTATGCCCTGCTCACCAATCTCCATCAGTTTCTTTATATACACATCACCAACGGCTCCGTAGTTCGTTGACATGACAGTGAATATCTTCTTACCTGCGTCACTACTTTTAGTGAACAGAGGGTGCGCGTCTACTGTAAGCTCTAGTAGACGGGCCATCTGAGCATCAGTATCTAACCCAGACGCTATCAACTTGGAACTCATGGGTTTGTTTGTAGATACTATACAGAACGTAGCCCATGTCTTAGCCTCGCGTTCTTCTGCGTTACGGTTAAGCCTAGCCTTGTCACGACCTTGGCTAACCCAATATAGAAAGTCACCAACGTCTCTGTCACTCATCATGGTGACTTCATCAATAGTTACAGGTAAGTTGTTATACATACCAAACCTACTGAACAGTGTNTTCTGNGTGTACTTAGCTTGGAAGTGTAGCTTATCAGGATTGCCCCATACAGACTGCGCCGCAAGCTGGGCTAACGACTTACCGCCCCCTGTTGTTCCATACAGAGATACGGTCATACCTTTCAAACCAGTGAAGGACATCAAAGGTGCGGCTAGACTTACACCTATGCTAAACATATGAGCGTTTAGTTTAGCCTTGCCATACACCTCACTAAGCTGTGTCCACTTTTCAAGTGTACCAGAGCTACCAAACATATCACTGCCCACACGCTGTGATGCAGACGCTAGTTTTATTGATTCGGTTTCTACTGACCCATCCGGTTTACGCCGGTACAATACATCGCCAAGTACGAATAACTTGTAATCCTCTTTCCATCCCATCGAAGAATACAAGTTAGTCATAGTCCGCTGTTTGCGTAGCTCATGCATGTAAGACCGTAGCATCATCTGGAAATACTCTGTCTGCCTTCTGGTTTCCAGTACAATACCTTGGTCAGCAATAGACCCTACAAACTCTCTGTATGTACCGTCAGCCAAGTAGCCTTGTCTAAGCACTAAGTCTTGCCAACCAACGTGTTGCCTGTTCCACTTGTACCTACATACCTCGTAGCCCAGTGTTTCGTCTCTGCCATAACTGACAGGGTATATGTCAAAGTTAGTAATCGGTACATCGCTGTCATCAATCTCTACGTACATACCGCCATTAGCTCGTTTAAATGGTTTGGGTAACGGCACATCGACTACAGCATCAGACGGGGCATTAGCGGAAGTATCTTGCTCCTTGTACTGTGCGCCTAACTTGGCTGGTGTTCCTATCTTACCCCTGACAGGGCAACCGTTACACCCACCCACGTTATCGTTCTCAAACTTTGTACAAGTTGTTGGTCCAGTTACTTGCGCTTTCCACTGGTGCAACTTACGAACCGTCTCATCTGGATCGTAGTTAGCGTGGTCACGGCTCCATTCTTTAGCCACATCTTCTGCATCGTGGCAAACGCTAGCAATACCTAGGAGGTTATACCACATAGGCTCACTAACTTGGTCTTGGTTGTCCACAGCCCATGCTATCTGCTGGCATTTAGATTTGACTATGGATGCGACTGACTTGGGGTAACTATCATTCTTGTGCGTCTTGCTCGGCGCTGTAGATTTTATGTAAGACTTCAGACAACTTGTTATACTAGCTAGGTCGTTTGGTGGGCGGTCTAGGATCAGCTTTACTTCTTCACCGCCCCTAGCGTTGTGTGTACCTATGGCTCTTAGCACCCTAGCATTATCTGCTGGCACAGCCATGTCTAGCTCAAACCCATGTGCTACTATCATAGCCTTCATAGCATTAGCCAGAGGCTTCCATTCCGCTGGACGTAGAGGCTCGTTTAGAACCCAGTATACATGAAGTCCATTACCGGATGATACCACCATCGGCTCCGGTAAACCCGTATCTCTCACAAACTTAACCAGTGCCGTATACCCTTCTTTCTTAGTGAGGTACGGCGTAGGATTTCCGTTCTTGTCAAAGCCACAATCTATATCAAGAGCAAATGTCTTGGTACATAATACGTTAAGCTGTTTACGACTGCTCTTATCTTGGAAAGAAGATATAGCATAATATGTATTGTGTTTACGCCCGTCCAATTTGACGATAGCGTTACCGAGTTCATCCACAGTAGAATAAAATCCTTGCCGAGCAACCCCGTCATTTATGACGATTGCACAGTAGTTACCTTCTGCGGGTAGAACTCGTTGAAGAAACTCCAACGTGTTCATTATCACTGTCCCTAGTAAAGGGGGGACGTACCCCCCTGATGTAGCCTAGCTGCGTTCCTCTAAAATCTCAAGCAGCCTTTCGTATAGTTGGTCAGACTTCATTTGCATAAAGCCTTCCGGTGGCCATTCTTCCTCCCTAAGTAAGTCTATCAGTTGGCGTAAAGCTAACTTAACTTTATCCTCGTTAGACTTCCTTATACGCTGACCCCGTACCCAACTCTGGTAAGTCATACGTGAAACACCTAACGCCTTAGCCATGTGTCTTTGGTTAAGGTGTAGATGACCACGTAGTGCCTCTACCTTTGTAAAGTCCACAGCCACTACAGTTTTGTAAGGCTCCTTAGTCATCTGCGGTCATCCCTGCTAGCATATCATCAACCTCGTCTACACCTGCCACCGCCCCTGAAGAAGGCTCAGGAGTACGAGCAACCTGTTGCTGGTTGTTTGGCTGTCGTGCAGCAGGACTAGCTGCGGACGTTTGCTTCTCACTTATCGACAACTGCATATAAGGTTTACCTTGTTTGGTAGTACCCATCCAACCTGCAACACGCTTGTCAGGATGCAAGGGCATAGGACCAGAAAAGTCAGGTGCTTTGGCGTTACCGTTCTTATCGTTCTTATGCAACGTACCTACCTTAGCGTAGATGTTTACAATGGCCCCCTTGCCTTGACCAAGCGTCTCTTTAACGAACATAGCATCTGCTTGTACGCCGTCTACGTTTACGTTGCCGCTACCAATCAACTTCTGGCGTTCTGTTTGCCATACTTGATTAGCGAATGGCGAAAACATTACGCCTTTGTTTGTGTTATCGTATTCCATAGTTTCTCCTAATCTAGCATACCGTGAAGGTCGCCCATCATTGTGTCAGACATATCTTGGTCTAAGTTATCAGCAGCTGGGACCGGTTCCTGTTTAGCCTTAGCTACTTTTTTAGGTTTAGGTGTAACGTCTTTCATTACCGGCGGTACTGAAGACTTCTTAGGTGGCGGTGTCTGTGAAGCGGCGTTACCATCATCATCCTCTGGGGCAAGTCCTGCCATACCCAAAAGCCCATACCTACGCGCGTATGTAATCGCACTACCCAAGCCTTGCATGTCTTGCTTGCTCAAGACTAGGTAAACGATTGATTCATACTTCTCACCGGAAGAATGTAACAGCGTTGTCAATACATACGGACCAAACTGATCGTAGCCATTGGACTGTAGTATTGCAAAGTTATGCCTATGAAACGCTTCCTTACAAGCGTCTACACAAGCACTGAGGCTGGCGTATCTACTACGGAAGTGTGGGTTAGTAGCATCCTTAAACACTGGATCACACGCCCCTTGAGCAGCAATCAAGTCTTGAACTGCGCTAGGTTCTTTAGCCATCACTATTCTCCTGTCATTATTTTAAATGTTATTGAACCGCTCTTTGTGCGCTTCATTAGTAGATCATCCCAGTACAAAACATCTTCGTCAGACTGCATCATAGATTTTAATTCTGACTTAACAGAGTTGTGCTGGGTCACCGCGCCTTTAGTTTCTATAAACTTTTGAGCAAGAGACGTAGCGCGATTGTCGTGCTGCATACATCGTTTACTGAAACCATTGCGCTTTATTCTGTCAAACACATCAGCAGTAGGTAAGCTAGATATACGTTCACCACCTGACGGGTTGACCGGTGGGACATCTAGCTCTATGTGATCTGCCCAAAAACGTTGGCACTTATCGACATAGTCGTATATCCACTCGTCAGATCGAGAAACCCATACACGCTCGGGTTCTTCGTTACCCAGTATAACACTGAACAACAAGTGTTCAGAATCCCAACAATACATATGGTGCTGTATCTGGGGCATGTAAAAATCACACGCCTGATCTGCTGTAGCAAATCTACCGGAATGTTTAACCTCAACAGGTGTCTCATCGCCAGTACCTTCAATTAACACACCATCTGGGTGAGACGCACACACATCTATCTCGGCTCGGTGTTGCTGGCCTTTACTAGCAAACTTACTAAGAGCGTATACACCGTCACCTACCTCAGCTTGTAACCTCTTAAAAGTCCAATCAATATGGAACTCCTCAGTGTGCACACCAAGTTGAACCTTGAAGTTGTCACTTAGATCAACAGGTTCCTCTAACCCCTTCTTACGGGCGTACACTGCGTACCAATCCCCCGTTATTATGTCCCTAGCATCTGATGACCCTAGGTAAGTCGTTCTATCCATTGCTTTTCTCCATTTCTAGTCTAATCATGTCTAACAATAAGCCCTGCATCTTCTGCTTTCTGGCTAACCTGTCATACATTCTCTGCTCTATCTGCGTGGCTTCTATGTGGACCACGTTAGACGAATGTTTCTTTCCTATGCGCTCAATCCTACCATTGGCTTGAACGTACTGCTCGTTACTTGTTATTGGCCCGTACCATACCACTGTAGATGCTGATGTAAGCGTCAAACCGTGGGCCATAGTAGCTGGGTGAGCCAGTAATATCTTAGGATCATCAGCGTTCTGGAAGTTATCAAATATAACATTGCGTTTAGAGGCAGATACGCTGCCGTTAACTACGCCTACTGTCCAGTGCTTGCTAAGTTCTTTGTGTAGCATGTGTAACGTGCCGGTCAGAGGTACGAATACAATGATCTTGCCCCCAGCTTCGCGTATAACTTCCTTAGTAGCTGCTACACGGGGGGTGCAGTCTAGCTGAACACTTTCACCCTCGTCATTATATGCCACGCCGCAAGCTATCTGTACTAACTTCTGTATCTTAATCGCTTCGTTTACAGCGGTTATAGTCCCCTCTGTTTCTGATTCTGTTATCAGAGTTTTCATCATGGACTTATAATGCTTGACCTGTTCGGGTGTCATTTTGACCTCTCTGGTCTGTCGAACAGTATCCGGTAAGTCAAAGCACTCATCTCTAGTGTACCGTACACATGGTTGCAGTACGTGTTTAACTACGTCCATGCTGTCAGCCCTAGGAACCCACGTATACATACGCTCTCTACGCATCACCAAATCTTTAAACGATGTAAATGTTCTGTAGTTGCTGCCATAAACCATCGGGTTACCTACTAGCTTGGCTAAAGACCATGCGTCTGTAGGCAGGTTTGGCGTAGGTGTGCCTGTCATCAACCACAACCTAGTGTCAGGGTTAACAGACATCCACTTATACAATGCTCGGAACTTAGTAGTAGACGGGTTACGTAACACTGCCGCTTCGTCTACGATAACTAGATCAAACTTACCTATTGCGTCATCACATATGAGCTTAAAACCTTCGTGATTTACAATGTAATATTCTGCGTCTACGTTGAGACGCTTACGACGGCGCTCTTTGGTTCCGGTAAGGATAACAGGTTGTCTGTTGTTTGTCTCTTCTCTGATAGCATCGCCCCAGACACGTTCAAGCGTAGACAGCGGAGATATTATCAGTACCTTACTTACCTCACCAACTGATATAAGATAGTCTGCCGCCCACAACGCGCTCTGAGTTTTGCCTGTACCTATCTCGTTAAGTACAAGAGCTTTAGGGTTCACAGTAAGGAAAGCTGCGGTAAGTCGTTGGTGGTTGTATGGCGTGTACTTACTAGGCCAGCCATAGTGGTGTAGTATAGGCGAAGGTGCGTTAATACCTATACCTCTCAGTTTATGTACAGCATCAACAGTGTGCGGCACTATGGTAGCACCCTTGGCTGTTACTCTGCTGCCTGATACCATCTCGGTAACTTTATCAGGATCACGTAGCTTTAAAGCTAGCTCCTTAGTCTGCTCCAATACTAGCACGGATAAACCTCCTTACCGTAGCTATAGTCTCTGCATCACAGACAACAAAACATTTGCCACCTGCATCCTCTATGTCCGACATACATCTTAGTTGTAATGGTGTCGGCTTCTTTTTATTGTTGGCTTTAGCCTCTATACCTACGAACCTACCACTAACTATAGCAACTCTGTCAGGTATACCTGCTGAACCAAACGGTCCAGCTTGGGGACTATATGACCACACTCCTTCTTCCTTTAACATCTTATCTAGGGCTTTCTTTACGCGCCCTTCCGGTGTTGTAGCCATAGGTAGTCTCCGTTGTATAGTATGTCAAGTTAAAAATTACTTTGCGTCACCATAATTAACGCCTATGTCAGCTTCACAAGCAACAGGTAAGTCTTCAGCCCACGTTGGTGGGGTAGACATAACTTCTACCATGTAGTCTCTAGCAGCTTCAGCTTCGCTCTCGTCAACGATACACACCACTTCATCGTGGACTTGTAACGCCACTTTATAACGCTGTCCTATACGTACCATTTGTTCTGCTACAACTATACGAGCCACGGCTTGTGTTATATTCTCTACTACCTTGCCGCCATATATGTTTACCCAAGGTATCCCGTCATTGGAAATGTCTCCGGTAATCTTTCTAGCAGTTAGCGTATAGAACCCTGCTGGTCTGTTAATGTATCCGTAACTGCGTTGGTCCAGCTCGCGCAAAGCAGGATACTGTATCTGTAACTTGTTAGGCAAAGTTATACCAAACTCATCGTACGGCAGTACGTCATTGCATATTGTGCCTCTATCACCTCGTACCATAGCTCCCAACATCCATTGGCACTGCGACCATAATAGATTTATGTTTCTATTGGTAGAACGGTACAGCTTTACAACTTCGTCCGCTTGGTCGATAGATATGTCTACTGAAGGGTAGCCTGATTTAAGACTGTCTTTAAATTTGTCCTTACCCATGCCGTACCCAAGGCCAAGTATGGCAGTCTTGCCAACATGACGTTCCAACTTATCGGCTTTGGTAATAGGTCTTCCGTAAACCGCCGAAGCAAACTCAGAATATACATCTATGTTGTTACGAAACTGCTCCAGTAGTGCTTCTTCACCGGCTAACCACGCTACTACACGAGCCTCGATCTGAGATGAATCACAAGCTACAACACGTTGTCCATACTGTGACGTAAGTGCGGCTCGAAGTTTGCCGCCCCTCGGTAAGTTTTGTAAGTTAACTTTATCACTACCGCTAAACCTACCAGTATGCGCTCCGTAGTATTTTAGCATGATAGGCAAAGGTCCACGCTCTGCTATACCCATAAAAGCCACGGTGCGTGTCTCGTCTATGGTGGATTTAACTGCCAGCCTAGCCTCACACAATGCCCTAACAACAGGTCTATCGTGTGACAACAATAGCTTAAAACCTTCATCGGTCTTAGCAAATGCGTAAGTGTGTTTGCCTGTTGTGGGGCTTATCTTTAGGGGTACAATAACCCCCAGTTTTTCTAGTAGAGCAGCAAACTTTTGATTAGACATAAGATGGGATTTTATTTTGTCCTCACCACCTAACTTATCCATCAGTCGTTTCTTGTTGGATCGTATACCGGATAGATGTTCTGACAACACGTTGGTGTCTAGCTGAATAGTAGGCTCAGTAAACATACGCAGTGTCTGGTCTATAACTTGTATCTCTGCCGAAGGAAACTTGTTAGCCAATCTCTTGAACAATTTATAAGTTAATTCTACGTCTTGTATGCAGTACTCGGCATACTTAGCCAGTTCTTCTGGTGTAAAGTCTGTACGGCGTTTGCCAATAGCGGCGTGTACTTCATCGCCTTTATATCCTAGTTTAAATTTCTTAGACAACTTGTCTAACGACCCCCCTACCGTCATCTGATAGGAAGGTCGTGACATAGATAGAGTGTCTAGCCACAGCCTTGGTTTAATATTGTATAGCCAGCCTAGTATAGCCCCATCAAAAGCTGTGTTGTGAGCTAGTATAGCTTTGTCACTGTAGTCTATAGAGTTCAGATACCCCTCCACATCATCGCCACTATACCAATCAGTAGGGTTATCATTTACTTTTAAACCTACACCTATAACCTCAAACCTAGGGTCACGTATGTAGGCTTCAGTTGTCATCTTACGCAAAGAATAATCTTTGTCGTAATACGTTTCTAAGTCTAAAGTTATTATATCCATTAACCTAGTAACTCCACTAGCTTAGACAGGTGGTGATGGGCTTTCTTAATATCCTCATCACCACCCTTACTATGTTCCCTAGCAAGGTAACCAATAGCTGTAGCCTTGTGGTAACCTCGTAGTTCCTCGGGAGATAACCAACTATCTAGTGCCTCCCAAGGCTGCACACCCATTGATGTGTAATGAGTACCACCAACCTGTTGCTGGTTGTTTGGGGGGATAGCTCTCATACTAGAGTACATCCCTCTGTAATAATGACACATATATAAGTGTTTAGTTCATCTGGTATATAACGCACAGAGAACGATACAACATCGCCAACTTTGGCGCGTTTTTTAAGACCTTCTATAGACAGAAGCTCGTCACCTCTTGGGCGTCTGTACATACGTATAGTAGCAGGATCACCATCTTCATAATAAGCCTTTTGTATGACCTTAGTTCCGTTTTGTATGTCATCATAACTAACCGGCATATTAGCTTTAGCAAAAGCTAGCACCGTTTTGTTGGCATCTATGATGCTCTTATCAAGCATCCGTTTAGTAAGTGTTATCTTAGCTGTAGTATCCATAACATTGCTCCATTTTTTATCTTGTCTACCTTTGTTTGTATGGTAGAGTAGTTGTAGAGGTTGGCCGAGGACGCAGTTGGGTCAAATATATTGTTTTAATCGCTGACCTCTACGACTACCTTTTTCCCTAGACTAAATGGGGGCGGCATCTACATTAACCTTCACAACTACCTGTGCTTCACAAACTAGCCGCCCCCTTTTTTTAGTCTTTTAGTATTTTACCTGAGCCACTACAGTTTCCGCACGAAACCCAGTAACCTACGGGTTCGTATATACCGCCAAACAACTCAAACCTTTCGTACTCAACTTGTCCTACTCTGTCGCTATGTTTGCACTCTGGACAAGCTATAAGCGGTGTAAAGTTCTGGCTGTACCTATTCCATACAGACGTAAACTCCTTAGCATCCGACATATCATACGTCATCAAACACCCCAAATCTCCTACGCAACTCTACACTCTGCTCATTACACACCGTATCTATAGCCTGTGATACAAACATAGTTTTCATATCGCCTTGTGGCGCATACATATGGCGGCGTAAGTGACTATGTATAAACATCATGAACAGTTCAGTAGGGTGTTCGTTATTCTTAATACACCTTGCAAGTGTGTCAAGTTCTTTCTCACCATGAAAGTTTACATACGGCCCAGACGGTTGCTGTTCATTGACAGCCTTGTCAACAAGTTCACTGAACATACCCATCTTAGCTCTTACCCTAACCCCCCGTTTCCATGCTCTGATAGCGTTCCACCATACTTTACGGTTGGCTACGTTTACATGGCCTACGTCACTAGCTTGTGGGTTAAGACACTCTTTGGTTACTAGATTAAACTTGATACCCTCAAAATACTCAGGAGCATCAAGCATCTTATTGTAATTATATGAGTAATCTTCTGGGTCATAGCACCATAGTTTCCACCTACCTGTAGCAAACCTAGACCAAAACACGTTAACCATATTATCTAACGATACAGCTAGTGTAATGGCATTATGTTTCACTAGGTTCTTAGGCATAACAAAGGTCAACACGTTGTCAGAAGTTAGGCTACACAAGTGTTGGCCATGTATGTGTATGTCAAAATACTCCCGTTCTATACCCATACGCTCTAACAGTGCATCAGAGCAGGGTTCATAGCGTTTATATAAGCGGCCCATTGAACAGAGCGGCTTACCCTTCAGCTTATGCCTCACACTAGAAAAGTGTGAGACTGCTGTTTCATAGCTAGTAATGACAGCCATTAGCGTGTCAACTTTGCCATAGTTACTGCTGCTGTAAGCTGGCTAGTATCAATACCTAGATCATCTTTGGACACAGCTTTAGATCGTGTCACAATCTCCCTATGTTTACGTTGTTTGTCATCAGGCACTAAGTCCCACAGCGGAGGCCATGCTTTTAGTGCAGGAGCTAACGTACTGAAGCTGTTGATAACCTTCTGTACGCCTTCCACAAACTCATCACGTTTGATCTCCGCTATATAGAGTTGCTTACACCAAGTGATGTAACGCGCTTTGATACCATCCCACTTGGGATCGTCATTTAGTTTGAAAGAACCATAGCTGGCATCCAAACCGTATGGGGTTGTATTAGAACCGAATAACAGGTTGGTGAAATCTATACGGGGGGTGGTGTAGTTATGACAACTTTCAAAAGTCACGTTACCCTCTGGAGGTCCAAAATCAAGCACTAGAGTTCTACCGCTATTATCGTAGAAACCCGTCATTGATAAAGTACCACGGTCTGAGAAAAAGTTTTTACCCAACTTAGCCATTTTTGTACGCTGGTTTTCTGAGTACAAAATTTCGTGTATCTCCTTACCTAAATTGTCTGTAACAAAAGACATTCTAACCTTGTCGATAGCAGCGTTGTGTAACGCCCTAGCATTTGTTTTGATGTCTTTGTTCAACTGATCACTGAATCTTACTGTAGCCATGTTACTCTCCTGATATTTCGCGAATCTCTATATCGCCTTGATTGTCTACCTTAATTTCTACTACTTTGTTTGCCACATCTGTCAAAACCTGTAGATAGAACGCACTATCATACTTGGCATCTTCGCACTCCTTACGTGTCAGCCAAATATAAACTAAGTTAGCGACCACTAGGGCCGCTAACAATAATTGTTCTACACTCACATCATTACCACTTCACCGAAGTCAGCTTGATCTGAATGTGTTGACACCCATAGAACTGGGTAGTCTGGTTCGTCACCAAAGTCGTAACAAACTAGATCAGTGATAACGACACAAGCAACTGGGTCTATGTCGTTGTCGTAGATGTAGTCCCATATGGGGCTGAACGCTGTACCGCCTCCACCATGAGACGTAACAGTAACGTCATCATCAGGTTCAAACGTATCCATGTGAGACACCCGACTGTCGAAGTACACTACGTGAAGTTTCTTAGGACGTAGTTCCTCATGCACCTTGATGACTTCAGCAGCAGCTTGGTCTATCTCATCGTCACTAACAGAACCAGAGCAGTCTACAGCAAACACAATGTCACCAAGCTGAACACCTGTAGCTGTAGGTAAGTAAATACCCTGCTGTATAAACCGGCGATTAGGTCTAGCGAAAGTACGCATACCACTGGTAGCTTTCTCAAAGAACCTAAACAACAGTGTTTCCCACGGAACCTTAGCGTTTAGTATAGAACCAACTAGACGCTCCATGTCACCACTGAGTTTACCACACATCTTAGCAGCTTGTGCAGCTTGCGCTATCTTGATACGCCACTCAGCTTGCTCTTGTGCCTGTTCAGCAGGGCTACCATCTGGTGCTTCCATATCGTCACCGATACCGCCCTGTGTAAACCGCCAAGTACCCCCCTTTGGTTGGGGTGGTAACAAGTTATAGATACTGTCAGTGTTGCCATCACCAGCATTGTAGAGGTCTTCGTCTAGTATACCGCCCTCAATAAACTCACCGATACCCTCGTTAGTAAGTATCTGGTTGATCACAATGTCACCAGCTATGTTCCACAACTGCGGATCACGGCCCATGAGACGCCATATATGCTCCAGCATAGGGTGGAAACACTCATGAGCTACTAGAAACGTAACCTGAGCATCACGTAAACTACCAAGAAAGTCGGGATTGTACTTGATACGTTTACCGTTAGTACATGCTGTTAGTATAGTACTGTCAAATAGGGTTGGCATATTCAACGCTATAGCACCGAAGAAAGGATGATCTAAGATCAGGCTAGTCTTGGCCTTAGATATTTTGTCGATTAGCACCTGCTTTTCGGCAGGTGATAAAGTTCTACTGTGGAAGTCCACAATGGGTGCAATTGAAGTCATACAATTATCCTCCTTGTATGGGTTATGATGGTTCCATAAATGCTGCCATCTGAGCAACAATATCAGACGCAGCTTGACCACGATCCTTACGAAAGACAGGATCATTACGGAAGTGATCGGGGTGGTAACCTGTAAGAGTACGCTCAACTTGTTGTCTCATGTTCTCTAGATTGGGATCATCAGCAAAGTTAAGACGCGGTAGTATAGAACAAAGTTCTGTCAACAACTCAATGGTACTGTTGTTGAACACAGCAGCGGGATCATTGAGCTTGTCAGCAAATCTTTTAGTACGATCATACAGACGCTGCCATACTTCTGTCATGGCAACCTGTGCAGCATCAGTAACTTCTTGTGTTACACTGTCACGTATAGCCTGTTCTTCTTCATCAGACATATCGTTGTAACGAAAGTCTTCAGCAGGCAAACTACTAGTACGCATATTCATATAGAACGATGCTTCTAGGTTCTCTTGTGTAGGGTAGTCAGCAGAATTAAACCCCTTACCCAATGACACACTAGCAGCATGAACCATGTCAGAATAACTATCTGAAAACTTAGCAACCATACCTAAAAACTTATGTCTGTCTTGTTTGAAGTCAGACACAAAGTCCATGTAGTTTCTAGTAGGTAAGATGTACGTACCTTTAATCCCCCAAGGTAACGTGTTGGTATAGAACTTACTACGGATAGAGTTCTTCAGTGTAGTAATCTGTTTAAGCAAGTCTGCATTTGGTAGCAGTGATTTATAACCACGGATACTACCATCAACAGCACCGGCATCAGCTGTAAGTTTACTACTGATCGCTCTGTCTAGTCGTGTAAGTGTCGGAACACCTATTGATAACTGTACAAGGACAGCTTTGTTGGTTAGCTTCACCATATTTATATACTCCACTTGGTTTGTCTCATCAGCACAATAGTAACCAACTACTGTGGACAGGGCAGATAGCCGCCCTGTTTCGACAATGTTTACAGATACTTACCGGCATACCAGCTTGCTGCTACTAACACAGCAACCAATACGACAAGTACAGCTTTACGAGGGATACAGATAACGTAGTTATCATCTGCCACTGGTGTAGCGTCTGGCTCTTGGATAGTGTCTACCCAATCATCAGACAGCACTGTGTGGTGTGATTGTGGTCCAGTACCATTGTACCGTTTTACAACCTTACTGTGACGAACCGATACAGCCTTAGCAGTACGACCTAGTACCTCACCAATATCTTCATCAGTGAAGCCTTCACGTTTCATAGACATAAGAGTTTCTACGTCTTTGTCTCTCCAGCTTGTGCTGGCATTAGATGGTCTAGTCATAGTTTCTTTCCTCCACTATGGTTGATTAAAATAACACTGATTGGTTACCGATTGACCAATCTCTGAACGCCTCAGTATCGGCACACTCAGGATCACGGCGTAACACCGTACTGACACAGAGTACTGAGAACTCAGCTGGTAAACGCTCCAAGTACAGGCATAGATTACCCATGTTCTTAGGCGTAGCACGTTGAGCTAAAGCACCGGACATAGCATACAATGTAGCAGCATCATCCGGCACATCAGCAGTCTTAGGATTGAGTAACGTGTTGTCAGGGTTTGGCAGCTTACGAAAGATCCTCATAAAGCCAACAAACTCGGCAGCAGCACCCTCACCAATAGCACCCTTGAAACATTCGTACTCAGCTTCTGATGACACAACACCAAGTACTGCACTTACACCCTCCATCCATGACCTTGGTGTAGGGTTACCACCCTCACGTTGTGGGTCGTAGTCATGTAACAAGTTAGGACGGAAACCAATGAAGCTAACAACCTCGGTACGAGCACCGTTGTCGAGAGCATATCTACGCCAATCATCTAGATGCGTCTCTAGCTCTAGCTCAGTCTCACGATTAGCCAAGTGACCAAGTACTTTGTTAGCACCGGCTCTGTCCTGTTTACGATTGCCAGTACTGATAACCTGCCAACCATCAGCCATAGGTACACCATGAACTTCACGTTCTTGGATCAGGTTAGCTAGGGCTTTCTGTAGATCGTTGTCAGCTTGGTTCCTGTCATCGAACAACAGTATACCACCCTTACCATCGTCATACTTGGAACCCTTAGACGGGAACCACTCCGGTAATTTGTACTTGAACGTGGTGTCAGTAGATGATGACATGTCGGGTACACCGAAGTCTTCTACTGGGATGGTAGGTAGATGGCGTTGTATAAAGTGACAACCAATCTCTTTGGCAGTCTGCTGTATACATTGTGTCTTACCACCTCCCGGTGCACCGACTACAGCTACAGGTCTTTTAATCTCCCATAACCTAGCGATGGTATCTTTTAATAGTGATGCTCTCATTACTTAGTCTCCTCATATAATCTATGGTCTGGTGCTTTAGTAACCACGGCTTTGTGGGCCTTCTTACCAAAACTAAACACCATACCCTCAGTAATCCTGTTACGAACGGTCTTGGCTTCCATCTTGTTATCGAAGTAGATGGGTTCACCAGTATCTGTAGTAACAAGGGGTCCGTATGCCCTCCTCCTGATGGCAAACAGTCTTAGTTTATCCATGTAGTCAGTCTCCTTGTGGTTAGTCTCATCAGTGTGCTGATAACCAATCAACACAGACAGGGCTGTTAACCCTGTTTCGACTATGCAATGTCAGTAAGCTGTTGCTGAATGTCTCTCATAGCAGCAGTGTGCATCTTACGTTGAGTGTGATAACGTGGAGAACAATACTCACACTTACAACGATGCATATTGTAACCAAGTCTAGCAGCATCCTTGCTAGTAGATAACTTAGCAGGAACTCTACTATCCCCAAAGCCAGACCATCTCTGGTCCAACAACTTACGAGCTTTGTTAATGAGCCTAAACTTATTAGCTCTACGGAACGCTCTGTTTCTCATGCAGTGATCCTCTCTTTCACTAGGTTGTGGTAACCATATGCAAACAAGTCATCCATAAGTACCCGATCTAGCCAAGTTATGTCCGGATACAGACCACCGATACGGGGCATAGACTGAGTACTGTGTTTGCTAGTAGTCCGACTGAACTTAGTAGAATTGCCGAACCAAATGTTAGATGTCTTATCAAATATGTAGAGAGGCCAGTGATCGTATGACCAAACTACATACTGTCTCTTGGATGGGTAGTAGTCCCCTGTTAGGGAACCACTGTGGTTTGTAAAAGGTTGCAACTTACTGACGTAACGATGACAACCTTGACCAGATGTCTTAATCTGTTTCATTTGTCTTCCTTGATAGTCCAATACCAGTTGTGTGGTATGATGAGGTCAGCATCTTTAAGGGCTGATCTACAGTCAGCAGTGCTGTAGTAACCTTTCCATTCGTTCTGTACGTCACCGTTACTGGTGGTGAATACGACCTTAAACATGGTAGGTGACTGAGCTTGATATACTACATCAGCTTTAACCTCACTCCACATACCGTCTTTCTCCCAATCAGGTAGATCAGCATCTTCATAACCGAAGTACTTAGCAGCATCTTTCAGCTGTTGTGGTGTAAGGCTCATTATATATCCACCGTTGTAAAACCATGATTGTTGTACTGAACGACGAACTTGTCATAGCCATGCTGACGTAGTGTCGATCTGTCAGCAACGCTAACTACTGAACCCTCAAAACAACTCATAGGGTCAGTAACTAGCAGGTCATGACCAGCAACGACGTCGTATATAACGTCTTGGATATTGAGATAAGTACGTAACCGAGTTCTAACGGCCAGTGTCTTAGTAGCAATCTCTTCGTCATGGAACTCAGCTTGTAAGTCAGCTAGTGACCGCCACTCTTTAAGCTGCTCTCTATTAGCTTTGTAAGAAGTCTGTTTCATAGGATGTCCTCCACAGATTGTTAAGTTGGATAACAACCAGCTAGTAACTACTGTTTAGTGTTTGTTAGTAGTACTTCGTTGGCCGTCCAGCTTTGTCCCACATCTAGGCCAGAATGTCAAATTAGGGGAGGGTATAAAATCAATGAAGGAGTACGCGGATAGTGGTTAGTAGTGTCAAGTATATATGTAAAGTTATGAGGGGTAGGTAAGTAGGTAGTTTATGTTAGGTAAATGGATAGTAAAATAGATAGTGTAAGCTACTGAATAGGCTAAGAAAAATGGACAACTATATAGAATAGGTATTTTTTTTTATTAATATGGCTACCCTGTAGCGTACCTAAAACTTTACATGTCAAGTTATATATCCTCATGAGGAAAGGGTATTATTAAAAAAACTTACCTAATCTACCTAATATATATAGTTGACATGCTTTCTATGGCAATATTGTACAATAAAAACAACAAACTTTACATGGTTTTGTGTCAAGTTATAAAACCCCCCTAAAAATAGATAGTATGTATAATCTATATAGTTGGATATATACTATACAATTTGTAAAGTTGTACTATAAACCTTAAATTATGGCGTAGTATAGACCCCTTACAAGGGCAGTATTGATACCGTACTGTAGCGGAGCTATAAACCCCCGACGAATGGCGAGTACTATACGAGCAGAGACATACCTATAAGCTTGGAAGCTAGTAGACGCAGGCGGCAGACACAAAAAACCCGCCAGATTGCTCCAGCGGGTGTCGTTTTATTTGTCGCAGTACATCCCAATCAATGTACCTATGACGCCACCAATCAATACAGGAACGATTGGCCACATATTTAATACCATATCAATCATAGCACTAACAACGTGGCTATAACTAACACTATACACAGCGTGAACAGCAACGCTGCTCGTATTTCACCCTTCATAATTCTATCCTTCAAGTTAAGTTAAGTGTTAGGGCGACTTGCGCCGCCCTAACTGTCTGCTTAGAGTTCGCGGAGATTGGACACTTTCCGTGAACTTGTCCGAGCAGCGCCGTCACCCTTGATCATACGGATCTTAGGCTGGGGGAAGGGGCGCTTTACGTACGCCAGAACTATTTCGTCGCTTTCTTTTACCAACTTGGCAAATTT